TGATGATATGATGTTTGTTGTAAAGCTTGAACACTAGATATTAAATTAGAATAGGTGTTATATTCTGTAGATACAGTTCCATTATTAGGAATTTCTATATCAAAATTAGGACCTCTTAATGATGGGGGTGGAGGAGGGGTTACAACTTTATCTAAATTTATAGAAAATTGATATGGAGTAACTTTTTCTTCTACAACCCATAAGGTTGATTTTAATTGTACTGATAGGGGTAATGGTTGGTATAACTTAAATAATATTTCATATCCATCAGTAGCTTTGTTTAAAGCTATATTAGTAGTTACATATTGTTCATTATTACCAAAATTCAGTAAATAATATATTTGATAAGTAGAACCTTCAACTTCACTTATTAATCCTGATACTGTGTTTTCAATATCAGAATCTGATAAAGTGGTTGATTTTAATCTTATCTCAGTTCTGTCTTTAGATATTTCTTGAACAAATAAAGCTCTAGTATTACTATCTGAAATTTTATTTTGAAATAAATTATATATAGTTCTAAATTCACCAGATGAATATCCGGACTTTTGAATATCAGCAATAGGATCAATTTCAATAATAGGGTATAAAGCACTTGATGTAGTTAAAGTTGAAACAATACCTACATTATCTGTTTGAATGTTGCCTGTTGTATTAGGAAAATTATTTGCTCCTGGTGTTTGAGCTATATCTGTTGGTAGTTTATAGCTAAGATAAGAATCATTAATATTTATTAAATTTCCAGTATTATCATATATATAATATTCTATATAATCACCTGTTTCACCAAAATTTTCTTTAATATTAGTTGAAGAAATTAAATTAGTATCCTCCCTAGAATAACGGGTTGTTGTAGATGTACTAACAATATTTCCTATTATTTTTATATTATCTGCCATTATTTTTTAATTGTTTTACTTATTTCATCAAGTGTGGATTGTGTATCCAATACTTGTTGTCTCAATGTAGTAATTTCTTCTAGTAATGCTTGAATATCGTCTTGACTAACTATAACACCTAAATAATCTGCTGATTTGTCTAGCATATATCTATGTGAATTAGAATCTCCCTCTTTTGGAATTTGATAAAATAGTTGTTCATATAATTGAAAAAAATCCTCTAAAGTAAAAGTGGGGGTTTCTTCAGTTACATTATTTAATAATTGATGAAATTGAGTATCAACTACTTTATTAAAACTAAGTTTATCGTATACTTGTTTCTCTATAGGAATTTGTGACATATTATCTTATAACTTTAAAGTAATAATTTTCATCAAATATTATTGTTTCACCAGTATCTAATACTGTTTTAAATAGTAATTGATAATAGCGTTCTGGTTCTAAACCATTCATATATACATCAAAATAATTTCCTTTTGTATCACAACTAAGTTTAGTATATGTTGTATCGTAATCTACGACAATTTCTTCAGTATCCAAATCTTTTATTGACCAATATGAAGTTTCTGGTAAAGCATAATTTACTGTACTAAATGTAAAAGATGATGTACTAAATGTTCTTGGTGGATATTTAGGTCTAACTCTTACTCTAAAACGTTGTACTGAATCTTGTTGGTAATTACTTTTATTATTACCTATACTAGTAACATATAAATCAGAATCTATTACAGGTAATGTTTCATTAAAATATGATGAATCATTCCATCTTATCTCCAAACATGGAGGATAAATGGTGTGAGTATTATTTGAAAAATATTTTAATTCAAATTTAGATGCTGATGTAAATTCAATTGAGCTACTATGTTTTAATATAATGCCATAATTAATAATACTATTACTATACCAATCTTTAACAGTATTTGATATTTGTAATTCAATATCTAATGGTGTTTTATGTGTAAATGATTGAACAGATTTATATAAATTATCTGATAGCCATAATCCACCTCCAATATTACCCCCTAATTGATAAGATCCTGTTGTACCTGTATCAAATTGTCCAGGTATAAACCATACGTTTCCACTTAATTGGTCACGATAATTCCAACTAGCACCGTCTGTTGTACTTGGGGAATTAGATAATCTACCTGTGCCCATATTCCAATCAGATGCTAATGGACGACATTCTATGGTATAATTTAAAGGGATTTGAGATGCATTAGCTAATGATAACTTTAAATAAGCATCATAGTTAGCTCCATCTACTTTATTAAGTATAACGTCATTTATTTCGTCTTGAGGGAATTTGATAATAGGACGCGATACTTCATTAGTATCATTAGTAGAATAGAAAGTGCTAAGTTCTAATATTTCATCCAATCCTGTGTTTAGGGTTGGATAATCGGAATAAAGAGTAGCGCTCTTTTCGGGGAATATTTTATAAATTGCCATAATTACATGATTACTACATATAAATATGACAAACTATAACTTTTTAAATTGTAAATGGTACTACTCTACCTTGTATATCAACATCAGGATATCTAACTTCAAATATACTTGGATCTACAGATGGATATATATTACCTTGTCTAGTTGCTCCTGGTATATCATAAGCATATTGGGAGTAATTATCTCCTTGTTTGTTAATTACTTCAAGTTTAGTTATTGATTGTACTCCTGTTGTTTTTAATAGGCGAGAAGTTATATCAGATATTATAACTGGTTGATTAATAGTCCATTTATCTATATTGAAATGATTTTTTAAGGCTAGTATACAACTAGTTACAACATCGTTGTTATTATATCCACTTTGTACTACTATATCAAAATTAATTCCTATATTAATATAAAATGCATCTTTAATATTTACAGCATCTGTAACCATTCTATATTGATTAATATAGGTAACTAAATTTTCTTTTAATGTAGTAGATGCAGGTATAAGATTTTTATTAGAATTATAAGCTAATATGTACATGTCCAGTGATAATGGATTACGTCTTTCCATTGTTGCTACTGTTGGAGTTGGCATCATTTCACTAGCAGCATCTTGAGTAACATATACTTTAGATATATTACCATAATCTGTTGGTAATGATAAAGCACGAACCATATAATCTTCTCTAGTTACCGCACGTAATTGAGATTGATATGAATACAAAGCATTATTTCTTATTTCTTCAACCTCATCACCACTTTTACCTCCCGATGAAGGTAATGTATTGTTTGATGCTACACTATCTATTATTTGAGTAGCTAAAGCCCCAGTTAGACCAGCGCCAATTTGAATATTTGTTTTATCTATAGTAGTTAAATCATTAGCAGGTACATTTGATCTAATACCACCACCAATAAGATATCTAATAGTTAAATTAATATTGCTAGGAGCTAAACCATATTCTTGAGTAAAGAAAGGATTAGCTTTATTATAACCATTTAATAAAGTAGATATTCCTGGAATTAATCCTAATTGAATATTATCTGGTGAAGGTAAAAGTGTGTCATCTGATGTGTTTGCTACTCCTGCTCCGAATTCTAATTGTAATGTATTATCTGATAGAAAACGAGACACAAAACGACGGGGTACTCTTTGATAATCAATTAAATAAGGTACTCCATCTGATTGAGAATTGGGGTTTGTTATAGGTATTAACATACTAGCTTGAGCTAAATAAGGTACCTCATACCATTTATTATTTTGAGTATCTGTAACGTCTAATATTTGAAGAATATTTGTATCATTAATAGTAGAAGTAGTAAATTTTTGCGGTCCAGAAAAGGATAATGTTGCTGTTTTTATTTCAGCTGATATTGCTTTTACTGATTTTGTTAGTAAATAATAATTAGGATCTACATAACTAACTGTTGTATTTTCTGTCATAGAAAAATCAACTTTATCTATAGTTATAAAATTAGTTCCAGTACTTCTTGAAGTTATAGATGTATTTTCTGGTACTATAACAGCATATGAATAATCAGGGGAGGATACTCCTGATATTATTATTGATGGAATTAATTGAAATATATCAACTGTTACGTTAGAGGCATATGATACTTTAGGTCTATATCCAAACATATATGATAAAGCATATAAATTTTCTTTTTCCTTAGCGTATAATAAAAAATTCTCTTGTATTTGAGTATCAATATAAAATGACGAAACATCACCTACATATGATGCTAAATCTATAAATAAAGCTCCAGGGTTTGCATCTGAAAAGTTATTATAGGTATTAGGAAAATATGTTTTAGTATAATTTAAAAGACTACTTTTAAAATCACTAAAGGTTTTATTTAAATATGATACTTTATTATCTGCCATTTTATATAAATTGTACTGTTATTTGATCTGCGTTTCCTGATATGTTTATTGTGTATGTAATTGTAACTGATATAGTATTATTTTGAGCTTGGGCTGAAGTGGGGTTGGTAAAAGTTATATTATTTATTGTAATTTCAGGTACAAAAACAGCAGTATTAGTAGTTATTAGACTTCTAATTACTGTTTCTGTTTCACCAACAACTCCCTCAAATAATACTCTTTTTAAATCAGCTCCGAATTGAGGATTATATAATCTCTCACCCTTATTAGTAAGTAAAAGATTAATAAAATTTGATTTAATTTGATCTTGAGTACTATATGTTGAATTAAAAGGTCCAGCAGGTCCATTAAAAGGTAAAGATACCCCTATTGCAATGTTTCCTTGCAAATCTAATGGATCAACTCTAGTTACGGCATTTGTTGGCATATTAATCTAAATTTCTTAACCCTGATCTATCATGAGCTGTCATATTATTTGCTGCATCATTAATAAATGCTAAATATGGGTTTACTTTTTCTCCAGTTGATTCATCAACAGCATCTATAACTTTTAAATCGTTACGTTGTAGTTGTTGAAAACCAAACTCGGTACCCATTTTAGCCATTAATGAGCTACGTACATCTCCGGATAATGGAGCTACATCAGCACTAGTAAAACTCATTGTTTTACCTTCACGCAATGTTTGTTTATTTTGTTTAGCTAATGCTTCATTAATAATATCAGGCAATTCTTCATAAATAGCCTCTGTTACTGCTTCTTTAATTAATTTTTTAAATAGTTTGATGTTCATATATATAAATATTTATAAATTACAAAATTACTCATACCCTCTATTCAATATATCTCGTGCTTTATCTCTTTCTGAGAGAGGCAAAGCAGGATTAGCACTTCTACTCTTCCAATATGATCTACGTGATGGAGTTAGTGGTGGTCGTGTTGATGTATTATTACTATTATTTTGTTGTTGTTGCTGTTGTTGTTGTTGTTGAGCATCTACTATTAGAGCATTAGTTGTATTAATGTTTATAGGTGGTTCTTCTTCAATTGTATTTTCATTAGGTATAGGTCCAGTAAATAAACCTTGATTATCTATTACTAATTTTAATTGTTCTATTAAATCATTTGGATCTAATGTAAATGATAATTCGCTTTTTAATACATCCACGTTATTAATATCGATTGCTACTGCATAGTGACGTTTAAATCCATTAATAGATTTACCTCCAAAACTATTATCTTCGCGTATAGCAAATCTAAATCCTTTATATTTTCCACCAGTAGTACCAAATCCATTGCCATTATTTGTTAAACTACCATTATTAGCAGATTCTAATTCTCCATTTATATTTAATAGTTGGGCTTTTAGATCTTCTAATATATCTATTGCTTTATCTAATATAGATGATATTATTGGTAAAAAAGCACTTAATGTTAATAATATTCTATTTGCTTTATCTAATATTTTAATAAATTTAATAATTAAACTTGTTACAATAGGAACTGGAGCTGTTGGGATAGGAATAGCTGATATTATTGATACTATAGTACTAAATATAGTTATATAAATTGTTATTCTTTGAATTTGGGTATTAATTTCATTTATTTTTTTCTCATTACTTTGTATTATTTTAATAGCATTATCTCTAGCTAATTGAGCATTAGCTAATTTAGTTGGATCTCCTGATTCATTAGCATCTGTTATTATAGCATTAGTATCATTTACTAGTTTTTGAATTTTATCATTTTGAGCTATAACATCAGCTATCTTATTAGATAAAAGAAGAATTAAAACAGGAACTAAACTTTTTGCTGCTCCTTTAGCGCTAGCTAATATTGTTTTTGCTTTTGCTTTTCTTGCTTTTCTTTTTTCTTCTTTAGTTCTGTTTTTTCTTTGTGCTCTTTTTTCTTTTCTTTTAGCTTTTCTTTCTTTTTGTTTTTTCTTCCTATCTTTTTTAAAATCATCTATATCTTTTTGATTTTTATCCTTTCTTTCTTGAAGATCTTTTTTAGCAGCCGGATAATTTCCTTCTACTATAGTTCCATTAGGAAGAATACCTCCATTTTCATTAATGAGAGCTATTTGATATTCTTCATCAGAAAGACCTTTTGGTCTTTGTGGTTCTGGTTGTTGATCTTCTGGTACTCCATAGATATGGATTAAATATCTTTTATTTTTTAATATTTCAGCTTGATCTCCTAATTCCTTTAATTGAGATTTAACATCATTTACACTTTGTTGTATATCATTAAAAGAAGTATTAGGTGGATCTAATATATAATCTAATATTATAGTATTATTCTTATCAGTTATTTTTACTTCAATTTGATTATCCCCAAATCCAGATTCCTTATCTTTATAAGGAGGTGTACCTGCTGTTATT